AGCTTGCATCCTCTGGCGACAGGTCACAGCTTGCATTAGAGGGTAAAAATACTGTTGGTGCAAATATCGGTATTGACGGCATAGTAAAAAGCAAAATTGGCTGTTGGATAACGCTTGCAGAATACATCATCAAGGATGGATATTGCGTGCCTATATGTGTCAAATCCATTCAAATTGATGGAGTAATCATTAAAGAGGACGTATGGTATAAATTGCAAAATGGTGATTTTGTTGAGGTAACGGTATGAGCGAACAATTACAGGCATTTACCACAGTAATGATATACGGCATATCGGCATTTTTACTGTTTGTGATAGTAGGCGGTAGGCTTAACAAGGCATTGAACAAAAGGAGGCGATAACTCACACAATACCCTCTTATACGCTTCGGCGGGCTGTGCGATAACAGTCCGTCACCAGATAAAAAATAACAGGAGGTCGAGTAATGTGTAAGTTTTTTAGTTTAGTATCAGATGGAGCAGGGAAACCGTACTATTTTGATTATGAAATCCGCAAAAGGATAATTGACGGTGAGTTAAAGTATGAAGCAGACAGCCATACGAGCATAGCTGACTATCACGGTTTTAAGGGTAAGGACGAGGATATGCTCAATAAATATGAGTATAATCCACTCACAAAGGAATTCACGGTAGACAAAATCATCAACAAGGATGATTCAGCTATCATCAAAGGATTCTGTCATGGCCTGGACTTTAAGGCCATTGTGCCAGAGTTGACAATTCATCCTATCGTACATCCATTTAAGGATGTTGTCGCAGGAGAGGTAACAGAAAAAGAGATTGACTTATTAAAACAATGGGATTCGGTCGGGGATTCGGTCGGGGCTTCGGTCTGGGATTCGGTCTGGGATTCGGTCTGGGCTTCGATCTGGGCTTATGTATCATCTTATTTTGACCTAAAAAAATGGAAGTATATTGACCACGCCAAAGGAATCAATCCATTCCAACCCTGCATAGACCTTTGGAATAGTGGATTCGTGCCAACTTTTGACGGAAGAAAGTGGAGATTACATTCAAATAAAGGAGCGGATATAGTTTATGAAGTCGATAAATCCGAACTTATTTAAAAACATTCCCGCTCAAAATAGAGATGGATTTTGCCTTTGTGGGTGCGGTCAGAAAACAAGGATTGCAAAAGTAACCAGAAATGATCGAGGGGATATTAAAGGATTCCCCGTAAGATATCTTCCCTCTCACAACGCAAAAGACCCTGATTGGAGAAAAAGGGTAAATGAATGGACAAGACCCGCTAATTGGGAAGGCGGTTATATCAAACACAATGGGTATATATTGCGTCATAAGTCCACTTTCACGCAGGAAGAATACGAACTACTAAAGCCTATGTTTTCAACCTATCATAAAAGAGGTTTATATATATTGGAACACAGGGCTTTAATAGCTTTGCAAGAAGGCCGCGTTTTATCAAAGGTTGAATTTGTAAGACATCTGGATGGCAATAGAGAAAATAATACTTTAGAAAATTTGATGTTGGGAAGTGCAAAAGACAATTATTTGGATCACGATTCTGCGCGGAAAGAAGTAATCAAATTAAGAAACGAAAAGGAAATACTTAAAAGAAAGATAAGAGAACTTGAATGGAGATTACACGCAGGAAAGGATGCAAAGGTAGTGTATGAGATAAGCGACAAGGATTTGAAGGAGGTCGAGCATGGATAAGAAAATAGCACAAGGTATTGAACAACTAGCAAGGGAACTTGCACAAGCATTGGAGAATCTTGAACTCACACAAAAGCAATCTGATGATTACAAAAGATGGTGGTTAGAGGAAAGGAACGAAAGAGAAAAAGTCCAAAAGGAACTTGAAGCACTAAGGATGAAAGGGCAGGAACAAGATTAAACTATTCCCCTTCCGCTTTTCTTCGCCGAACAGGAGCCCACTTCGCTATGGTATTCCGGGCAAGGCAACCGGAAGGGGATAAATTAAAGGGGAGGTCGCTATGGAAGATTTACAAGTAATCGAACAGCAAAAACAGGCAATCACATCAATCGAGGCTAAGGTATCGCAGATAGTAGTCGATACGCCTGATGACTACAGAAACGCGGTGGATTTCTGTAAGGAAATTAAACTCCGGCAGAATGTTATAACGGAGTATTGGAAGCCGTTGAAAGAAAAGGCATACGGGGCATGGAAGGATATTTGCGCCAAAGAAAAACAGTTGTCTGAGCCTTTTACAAAAGCCGAATCGTGCATTAAGGCTAAATTATCAGAATATCAAAGAAAGAAGCTTGAGGAAGAAAGAATCTTAAAGGAAGAACAGGAAAGATTCAGAAAAGAAGAAGAGGCCCGGTTGCTTAAAGTGGCAATGGAGGCGGAGGCAGAAGGTAAAATAGAGCAGGCTGAATATGCCATGGACCAAGCAGAGAAGGCGAAAAACATACAATTCGCACCCATCGATCCTGTTAGGGCAAGGGACTCTTCAAGTTCGGTTACATGGAAGGCAAGAATAATCAATGAGTCAATAGTGCCCGTGTCTATTATGGGTACGGTTATAAGGCCGGTAGATGTGTCTGCCTTAAATAAATTGGCACAGATCAGCAAGGGGAAAGTTACCATACCAGGAGTCGAGTTTTACGAAGATATAAAAATCGCCATTAAAGCAAGATATGTATAAGGAGGATTATCAATGTCTGAGAGTAAAGAAATTGCCACTATCAATACAGGTCTTGAAGCGCAAATTATAGCTGCTACTCAAGGAAGGGAAATGCTTAATAAGTTATTCACAACAGTATTGCAGCAGGGAGTTGATTTTGACAGGATCCCCGGAACAGATAAGCCGACACTTCTAAAACCTGGTGGTGAATTGCTGTGTCAAATTTTCAAACTTGCTAATGGCAAGCCGGAAATGGTATTTGCCAACGAAGATTTTTTAAACGGGTTATTCTCTTATACCATCGGCGTACCAATATTAAGCAGGGAAACCGGGGAAGTAGTTTCATACGGAATCGGGGCCGCCAATTCACAGGAAATAAAGTACAAGTACAGATACATGAAGCAAGAAGGGACAGAAAAAGAAAAAATGCTGAACCCCGAACCTGCAGATAACCAGAACACGCTTATAAAGATGGCTTCCAAACGGGCATTTATCGACGGAGTGTTAAAAGCCACTGGCGCTAGTAGGATGTTCACTCAGGATGCAGAAGATATGCCCTGGCTTAAAGACGAGAAGGCTTCCAGTAAGCAGATCGATTATGCAAAAACATTATTTAAAAATTCCAGCAATGCCCTCGTGGAGATATCGGCCATAATTGGCCGGACCATCGAAAAATGGGATGACCTGACAAGGTCTGAGGCTAGCCAAGCCATAGAGTCAAAGAAGGGCAAGAAGCCCGACATTGCATCAAGCGCTAAGGAACCCGAGAAATCCGGAGCGGTACCGCCGGAGTTAGAAAAGAGAGCAACGGGCATATACCATAAATTTATTGAATTAGGCTATTCAAAAGAGTGGTACTCACAGCTTTGCAGGGATGAATGGAAAGCCGGAAAACTGACCACGTCATACGGGAAGAAATGGACTCTTGAAGATGTTGAACATATGGAGGGGTTGATCCCTCAATATATGGCAACCGAAAAGGCTGACCTATCTGAGCCATCGTTTATGAGAAATGATGTATCCTAAGCCGACGAACAAAAAGAAGCGTCCCCTCCGCAACCCTGTGCCGACAATAGATGATGTATGCCGATATCACAATACTCCATATGCACAAACGCACGAGGTATACGAGGGGACGGGCAGGAGGCAGTTGTCAATCAGGTACGGTATGCAAGTAAAGTTATGTGATGACTGTCACAGGGATATACAGCTACATCCGCTACAAGGTAGAGATTTGGAGTTAAAGAGGGAGTTTCAAGCAAAGTTTGAGCAAACAAGCACAAGAGAAGAATTTATACGATTGATAGGGAGGTCGTATTTGTGAGTAGCGGTCAAGATTTAATATTAGCCATGAGGGAACAAAGAACCCTTTTAGTTGACACAGTAAATGCCATGAAGGTAGTCGGGAGGTTACGCTCTGAGGCTGAACGGGATTATCGTGTGGCATTGTGTAAAAAGATTTTAACAGAACGCGATAAAGGTACTCCTGTCACTATTATATCTGATATATGCAGGGGTGAGGAAAAGATTGCTGAATTGAAACTTAAACGCGATATAAAACAATCTGATTATGATGTCTGTATTGAAAAAATCAACGCAATCAAGCTGGAATTAAGACTATTGGAGAATGAGGTTAAGCAGGAATGGGGGGGCAAGTAAATGAAAACCTGTGCAACGTGCATCCATAAACCGGTATGCGGTAAACGTGGATGGTGTCCGAATTGGAAGGGGAGGTCTGAACGCTAGTGTTAATCGAAAATACGCTCTTTGGTGAGAGGGACAAGGTTAAAATAGCGATAGACCGGCTTCAAGCATTTGAGCCACCAGAGGGGTATTACCTTGCCTTTAGTGGTGGCAAAGACAGTCAATGTATATACCACCTTGCCAAAGAAGCAGGAGTTAAATTTGATGCACATTATAATCTTACCACTGTTGATCCGCCAGAGTTGATTTACTTTATGCGAGAAAACTATCCTGATGTGATTATTGACCGTCCTCAAACTACTATATGGAGGCTTATAGAGAAAAGGGGATTGCCGACACGAATGGCACGGTTTTGTTGTTCCGAACTAAAAGAGCATGGCGGACAGGGACGGATATGTGTTACTGGAGTTAGGTGGGCGGAAAGCGCAAGAAGAAAAAACAGCAGAAATACATTTGAAGTGGTTCGACACGGTAAAGGAAATTCAATATTATTCAACGATAATGACGATGGCAGGTTGGGATTCGAGAACTGTGTGCGAAAAGGAAAAAGAGTTGTTAATCCGATTATTGATTGGTCGGACGAGGATGTATGGGATTACCTTAACAATGGGGGAATAAAGCATTGTTGCTTATATGATGAGGGGTTTACTCGTTTAGGCTGTATAGGTTGTCCTTTATCGGCAAATATGGCGAGGGAATTATTAAGGTATCCTAAATTTTCCGATGCTTACAAGAGAGCATTAGAACGACATATAAAACACAGGGAGAAAACAGGACGCAAGCAATCATTTAAAACAGTAGATGATTACTGGAACTGGTGGCTTAAATCTGCATATGACGATAAAGCCATAGATGGACAAGAATCTTTAGATACGGAGGTCTGAACGATGAAACTATCACCACTTGAATGGTACATACTAATAGGCTGTCTAATTGGCATAGTTGTACTGATATACCTGTATGCCTGTGGTAAGCGGTGGAGGCTATGAGTTACTACAACTACCACGCCCGCATAAAACAACTCATCACCGATGGACACCTGATAGGCCATGACATAGTTGACAGATGGAACAGCATTAGTCCGGCATTGGTACTATATTTTGACAATCATCAGCCTATGCCGATACGGGAGTACAGATGGGAGGAATACTATGGGATTTTATCATCCAATAATTGAAAATATGAAGGGAGAAAAGGAAATGGGGCTGAATGAATTTACGAGATGGGACGTTAAGAATTGGCTTGACAAGCACACTAATGCTTGTTCACAGGAAATGCACAAATTTATCTTGCAAATGTATGACGAACTACACCCACAAGTTGAAACCCCTGTATCGTTCTTAGAGGCTTTAAAGGCGTATGAGGAAGATAAGACAATAAAATGCGCAGTAACGGGATATACGAGAACTTACACGCCCCAAAATAAAGGATTGACTGATAATATGGGTGCTTACATAACAGCCAATGAAATCCTTAATGGTCAGTGGTACATCCTATGATCCCCATCAACAATGCACGCATAAAACTGTCGATATGCCACAAGTGACTCGGATGCAATCGCCTAGAGGACGAGAAATTTACAGGGGTGGCGAAGTGTATGGCGTATGTGGAGGATAGGACGGAGAAGAAATAAACTTTGTGAGGTAGGGTATATGGCGATATACAGATTAGTACATATCAGTTTTTGGCAAGACGGTTTTGTGATTGATCTAAAGCCAGAGGAAAGGTATTTTTATCTCTATCTTATGACCAATAGCAAAACCTCACAATGTGGCATATATGAATTTAATAAAAAACTTGCCATGATAGAAACAGGATACAGTATAGATAGACTATCCCAACTGTTAACAAGCTTTATTAAATATAAAAAAATACTCTATGATGACAAGACCAATGAGGTAATATTGCTTAATTGGTTAAAACATAATTCACTCAAAAGCCCAAAGGTAAAAAGTTGCATACTTAAAGAACTGCAAAGCGTGAAGAATAAGGCGTTTGTAGACTTGTTTTATAAATTGTGCGACAAGTATGGATACAGTATAGATAGACTATCCATAGACTTGGGGGAAAAAGAAGAACCAGAAGAAGAACCAGAACAAGAAGAAGAACAAGAAGAAGAACAAGAAGAAGAACAAGAAGAAGAACAAGAAGAAGAACAAACGGCGAATCCCAAAATACCCTATGCCGAATTTGTAACCATGACCGAAGATGAATATCAAAAACTTATTGATAAGTATGGTGAGGTCAATACAAAAAAAATGATAGATATACTGGATAACGCTAAGGGTGCTAAGGGTTATAAATACAAGTCTGATTACAGAGCGATATTGTCATGGGTAGTGGATAAGGTGAAACAGGATAAACCTGAATCCGGCAATCTGTTTTTCAATATGTTGGAAGGGGGCAAGGTATGAATAAACAAGAAACAATAATGACATTGGGGCTGATGAAAACAGCATACCCGGCATTTTATAAGGACATTAAGCCGAAAGAGGCAGAGGAAGCAGTAAAGTTATGGTCAATGATGTTTGCGGGGGATAATCCGAATGTCGTTATTGAGGCGGTTAAGTCATTGATCTGTACTTTGAAATTTCCCCCAACAATAGCGGACGTAAAAACAAAGATGTATGAGATTACAACGCCACCAAGCATGACGGAAATGGAAGCCTGGAATAAAGTGTTTCAAGCGATACAGGATTCTAATTATCGGGCGGTGGAGTGTTTTGAGGTATTGCCTCCAGTGATCCAAAAGGTTATTGGCAGTCCGAATCAATTACGGGAATGGGCCATGATGGACATCGAAACAGTAAACAGCGTGATACAGAGCAATTTTATGAGGTCATACAAAGTTGTGCAGCAAAGAGAACAAAGTAGGGCTATGTTGCCGGAATCTACTAAGCAGATGATTGAGGCATTAGCAGAAAAAATGGCTTTACCAGAATACACAGGGGAGGGATAAGGAATGTATAGCAAGGATGAACTTGAAGCGAAAAGAAAGTGTATAAAATTAACACAAACCGGCTGGGTATTTGTAGAGGATATGGGCGAAAGATTTGACAGTATAATTGACAGCCACCTTGAGGCACTTGACGTTATTGAATCGTTAAGAAACTGGAATGCTTGCGAAGAAGAATTGCATGGGCAATTACTTGAGAGCGACAAACGGCGGATAGAACTTGAAATTGAGGTAGATCGCTATACTGAAGTATTACAACAGGCTAAATGCTTATTACCAGATGCAATAAATGAATACAAGACAACAGGTGGCTTTAAAGATGCCGCACATAAGTTGGTTATAGACATTGAAGCCATAGACAAGCTGATAGGGGGTGAGGGGTAATGCTATTACATAACATATTCCAGATTATAGCGGTATCACTGATAATCTATATGGGGATCAATGCCCTTTGGTATATCCGTAAAAGGGTGACAAGCGAGGTATACGGGCTAGTTAGAACATGGTATATGCTTACGGTCATTATTGTATTAGCTAAGGCGATATTTTAAAGGAGGGGTCGGTTATGGAGGTCAGGCGTACATACATTTCTAAAATAGCATTTTACCCGTGGAGGATCATGCCACACCCTGGCAGATGTAATGGAGATATCATTAAAAAGCAGCTCACACCAGAGGAAGTGGAAAAGTATTCTCATTACGGTCGTGGTGAGAGAGTAACGACAGTTGGGTTAATGGACTACCGAACATACATTCGTGACATAGCCCTGTGAGGGTCAAAAAGGCACCTAAAATCAATTATTTGTAAAACCAAGGGTAAATTTACGTTTAAGGGAAAAGTGAGGGTTAAAATGATAAAATTAACAATTCCAGGTGAGCCGGTTGGGAAAGCAAGGGCGAGAGTATGCCGACATGGAACATACACACCGAAGAAAACAAAAGATTATGAATTGCTTATCATGGACACATTCATGCAATCCAATTACAAGAATGGTATATATCAATCACCGCTTGAAGGTCCATTATCTATGACAGTCAACGCATATTTTCAAGTGCCGAAGTCAGCAAGCAATTACAGGCGTAAAAAAATGATGCTGGGTGAGATCAGGCCAACAAAAAAACCTGATGCCGATAATGTGCTGAAATCGGTTGCGGATGCACTCAATAAACTGGCATACAATGATGATTCACAGATTGTCAGGGTAAAAGTGGAGAAATGGTATAGCGAAGTGCCGAGGGTTGAAGTAGAGATATGGGAGGTCGAGAAATGAAAAGTAAAAAGGGCTGGAAGGAAGGTTGTCGGTCTTTTATGGATGAAAGGGATCGATGTTCGTGGGATTCTCCCGATGAATGGCTGGTTATTGGTTTGTGTGGTCTTTGTGGATGTGGGAGGAACGATGTAAAGGAGGATATTGTCAATATATTCTGCAAGATTGCTGAAAGGCAAGATATAGAGCAAACAAAATACAATGAGTTAATAATGCATGTTTTAGATAATGCAAATCTAATAGAGCATGGCACGTCAATATATTATTCATGGCTTACCATCAAAGGGGAAAAGGTATACACCTTAATTATGAAGGAGGTAGAGGAATGAAATATCGTAAAAAGCCAGTAGTAATTGAGGCAGTTAAGCTTGGTTGGGACACATGGAACGAGGTGTGTGACTTTGTGCCTATACCTGTATTTGGAAAAGGATGTTATCTTGACGATAAAACCCTTGAAGTATTACCAGAGTCTCAAACATCATACACAATAGGATTACGCATCAACACGCCCGAAGGGCAGATGATTGCACGGCAAGGCGATTACATCATTAAAGGTGTAAAGGGTGAATATTATCCTTGCAAGCCTGACATATTTGAAGCTACATATGAGGAGGTCGAAGAATGAATTACGCTGAATTAGCTGATATAGCAAAATATGCTGTACTAAAAGTGATGAACGAAGGTGAGGCTACATATCCCCGCAACGATTTCATGGACAGGCCATTTGCGGACCACGCTGAACACGCATTACAGCACATATATAACTTAACAGATACAGGGCTTGACAGGAAGGTAGAACTGGAACACGCATTAACACGGCTGACTATAATGTTGGCACAACTATAAACCTTATCGTGGGGAGGTACATATGAGGGCGGTCATATCACCAAGAGACATGGATCAGGCATATGCAAATCTTAATATTGCAATATGGGAACAGGCCATACAGGATGAAATCCGAATACAAAGCTATAGAATACTTACAAATCTTGCACACAAGCAATACCCTATATTATACATATACGGCATTAAACAGAAAAATTCGTATTCCAAGCTAGAGCAATTATTATCAGGGGAATCTGGTGCATTAAAATTCCTGCAAAGCATAGAGGCAAGCATACAGAGAGAATTACAACCCAAAGGCAGATTGATAAAAGCCATCCAATGGAAGATATACAATGAATCTCAACATTGGCCGAATAATGATTTTAAAGATAAGACGTTTGAGGCAACCATTAACCAGATAAAATTAGATATTTTAAGGGAGGTCACATATGACAAAGCAGGAAATTGAAAATATGTTATACGACTATCCTGACCTGATGCAAAGTTTACGAGACGATAAGGAGGAATTGCGGGAAACATACAAAAGCAAGGAAGAAGCATTACTAAATATTAAGATGTTACCAGGCATGACAATAAGCAGTACACCAGGAACAGGAGAAAAGAGTGATCCGACACCAAGAGCAGCGGAAGAATTATTACGCCTTGAAAATAAGTATGATACACATATCAAATATCTGACTAGGATCATAGAGGACAAGGAGGATCAATGCAGGACTACGAGGAAAATGTTACGGCTTTTAAGCGAACGAGAGAAGTTTGTAATTAAGCTATTTTATTTCCGGCGATACAGATGGAAAAAGGTTAGTGATATTTTACATTACAGTATTATTCAATGCAAACGTATAAGGGAACAAACACTGGAAAATATGATACGAAATGATACGAAATGATACGATTTTTGACTTGTATATATGATATAATATAATTGCGAGTAATGTAATTAATCAATGGCAAATAAAGGATAATGATGCGTCTATTGCAAATAGGCGTTTCTTTTTGTCCAGGATGAAAGAAGAAACAATATGAAGGAGAAGGATAAGACAATCAGTATAGAGGAATTGCAATATCTGTTTATACAGTTTTGCGGTGGATGTAGAAAGAAGGATATGGCTTGCCATTTATGCGGTATAGATGAGTTTGTGCATTACTTGATAAATAAAAAGCTAGCATAAAAAAAGAGGCTTTACGCCTCCTTATCATAGTGCATATCCTTTACGATTAACATCCGAAAGTATTCAGCTTCCGTCAATCCTAGTTCTTTACATCGTGCCTTGATTTGATCGTCAAGGTCTTTCAATACCCGAAAGTTTTTTCGTACTTGCTGCTGCATATCAACCCTCCTTTAAGTAGCGGTAAAGTGTAGTAGCACTAACACCTGTAAATGATTTTATTTCAGATATAGATTTACCAGCATTATATAGCTGTGTTGCCTTTTCGATGCTTTTACTGTTTTTCCGTGGCCGCCCTCCGTTTCTCCCCCTTGATTTGGCGGCGGCCATACCCTCCTTTGTACGCTGAACGATGGTATCACGCTCGAACTCACACAGGGCAGACAATATACTTGTTATCAGTTTTCCTGCGGCTGTGTCCGTGCTGATACTCTCCTTGAGCGATACAAGTTTTATGCCTTTTTCGTCAAATGTGCTGATTAGTGTTAGTAAGTCTTTTGTGCTACGACCTAGACGGCTAAGACTTTCGATGACAACCGTGTCACCTTTACGGGCTTGCAATTTAATCTTGTCGAGTTCCGGTCTATTGGCGCGAGTACCTGTCATTTTTTCGGTGTATAGCGTATCTATGCCGTATTTGGTGAGCGCGTCAATCTGGCGATCAAGACATTGTTCATCTGTGGATACTCTAGCATAGCCTATTATCATGGTAACCTCCTTGCCGGTTACGATGCCACCGGCGGGGCGATTAGCTAGACCTCTTTTGAGATTGCTTTAAAACATTCTTCACTGATATAAAACCATGGTGTATCTGTTGGGGCTATTTTATAGCCGTACCCTGATTCACTGTATGTTACTTTGCCAACCTCTGTTATCGTTCTTTCGCCAAAATATACGCCGTTGCTGTTTGTAAAAATAACCTTATCTCCCACATTAAACTTATTCATTGTTTACACCTCCTTTTTATATTTGATAGATTATTTGTACTGCTCCTTTATGCTACCATCTGGATTATGATATTCCCTTTTTAATTCAGCAATCCTGTGGATGACTTTATTAGTTGCCTGTATTCTACGATCCGTTACGTCTTTACCATCTTCTTTGCATAGCTGTGCATACATCTTTGGAGTGATTTTTACTATTTCCATTGTTACATCCCCTTTCAACTGATTATATTACTATTATACGACAATGGTCGTTAAATTACAGCAAGCAAATAATGTTAGGTGGGATGATGTGGAGGTAATATTATGCAATAGATAGTAATATATCTTAATATCTTTAAATATCAAAGTATTTCAAGAAAAGGCGTGGTAATATGGGGAAAATAACTAAGATTATAAAAATAATATATAAAGCATTAAGGTTACACCACTACGAGAGATGGGAAAGAATATATACTAATAACAATAGAGAGGATATACCTATAATGGATAACGATACAATACAGACCATAGGTAACACATTGGCAATCAAAACAATAATGCAGGTGCTAGTAGAAAAAGGAATATGTACGGAAGACGAGTTTAAAAACAAGTACAATGAGCTAAGAGAGCAATTTATAAAGAGAGAGCAGAAAGAAAGGGAATAACATGTTTACATATTGGATAATAGGTGTATTAGTACTGATCGTAATAAGTCTTACATTTTATATCGATTATATTAATGCAGTACACAGGAAAGAGCTGCTAGAAGTATTAAACGGAGTTAACAACATGATAAATAATATGCTTGAAGCCATACCTACGCAAGTATCAGGTGAAGCATATAGCATTGAGTTAGGTAGTACATGGTATGCAGATGATACAAACAATACTTATTAAGGATTGAATATATATGCCAAGAGGAGTTAAGACACCAGAACAGAAAAGAGAACAGATTAAAGCTATTATGATGGTAGACCCTGATGTAACAGAGGCACAAATAGCAGAAAAGACAGAGTTACCCTTTACAACGGTGCATGATATAAAGGTGCAGATTGTGGAAGAGGATAAGGATTTATTCGAAGAGATTCGAGCCAAAAGAAAAAAGGAGTTTATTGCTAATGCCTGGGACTTCGTCGAGAAGGGCATAAGGGCAGCCAATATGAAGGCCGATCAGCTACTACAAGACCCGGAAGCACTCAAAAAGGCTAGGCTAACCGATATAACCTTATCACTAGCACAGATATACGACAAGCAAGCCTTAGCATCCGGAGAGCCCACAGAGATCAACCAGAGTCATAATCTATCTATTGTCCTGACACAGCTTAGAGAGGCACAGCAGAGAGTCCAGGAGTTGACCTCATAACCAAAAAGGATAGTTTATGGTATAGGCTAATATTCCCCTTGTTTTAGTGCATATTTATAACCAAAACATATTACCATAATCAAATTACCATATAGATACCTTATTGGTAATGTAGAGCAATATAGCGATACACAGACCTGCCTATCCATAGGGGGGGAGCCCCCAGGGCCGGGGTATCAAACAAGATATATCCCCATCATACATTTTTTATACAAAAGGGGCCTCCCAATTTCCAGTACCGAATGTTGATATATCAACCTAAAATGCCATTGTACCACCGCAGAAACACACGATAATTTCCAGTTTGGAGCGTTATGGATAAACAAGCAGAGTTAAAATATTGGCAAGATAGAACAGCCGAGTTAATCAATAAAGCCATAGAGGAATTTGAGAAGGAATCCCAACACAATAGGCTTCTTCTTTACAATAATGAGGATTACTGCCAGCTTAAGGGGAAGGGCATACACAAGAAACAAGTTGAGTTCCATACTGATTCCCATAGATTAAAAGCCATATTCGGCGGTAACAGGGTAGGTAAGACGGTAGCGGGCGCGGTAGAGGCCGTATGTCATACTATGGGCTGGAGTAAGTACAGGGAGCTGAAACCTTCATCCGGCTGGGTAGTGAGTTTGACTAACGAAGTCCAGCGTGATGTAGCACAGCGAGAAATTTTAAGGTGGTTGCCGAAGGAACAGATCAAGAACATCATAGTAAGACACGGCAAGAAGGATGACCCGATAAACGCCATCATAGATAAGATAATTTTAAAGAACGGTCAGACGATAGGCTTTAAGACGGTAGAGCAGGGTCGTGAGAGTTTTCAGGGAACCTCACAGGGTTGGATATGGTTTGACGAGGAACCCACACAGGAAGTCTTTGACGAGTGTAAAATGAGGATCATGGACACACGGGGTGATATATGGTTCACCATGACCCCGCTTAAAGGTTTGACGTTTGTTTACAACGTGGTCTATCTGAATGAGAACAATGACTCTGATGTGAAGTATTGGCTGGTAGAATGGGAAGATAACCCCTGGCTGTCGCTGGAAGAGATAAATAAACTCGTTGCCACCATGACACCAGAGGAACGTGAAGCACGACAGTACGGACGGTTTAGTTCGTTGTGCGGGTTCGCGTTCCAGATGAAGGAAGAAGTACATTTGAAGGACAGTATTGGTTCCATACCCGAATGGTATCGCAAGTATGTCACCATAGACTACGGCTTAGATTCCACGGCAGTGTTGTGGATTTACGTTGATGAACAGGGGTTCGCAAGGGTCTATAGAGAGTTTGAACAATCCAATTTGATCATATCGGAAGCGGCGAAGATTATTGCGAAGCTGACGAAAGAAAACATACATCATTATTATGCCCCGCCGGATTTATGGAATCGCAGGAACGATACGGGCAAGAGTGCAGCAGATATTTTCATCGAGCATGGCATTAGGCTGACCAAGACCTCCAATGACAGGGTAAAGGGTTGGATGAATGTCCGAGAATGGTTGTTGCCTGTTGAGTTAAGGGATGAGCAGACCGGCGATAAGTACAAAACGGCTTACCTGACTTTTGACAAGGGCAGTTGCCCTAAGTTGTGGAAGTGTATGAACAATATCCAGAAGTCCGACAAGGATCCTGATGATGTTGCAAAAGAGCCTCATAACATAACACACTTACCTGATAGCTTACGGTGTTTTTGTGTACATCGTCCACGCAGGAGTGCGGAACCATCAGCACCATTAAAGGGTGAGTGGTTGTATACGGAGTTGAAACTGAAAGGTTATAAGGAACACGAAATCGACCGCTTGGAGAAAAGCGGAGTAAGGGTGATAGGGAAGTGCCAATAGTACAGAGTTGGTTTGAACTGATTGCCATGGTCATAGGTGTTATAGCTTTATGGCTGGGTATATGGGATTTGAAGGTTGACCTTCACGACAGACGCATAGACATAGATGACTTCAATGACGATAATCCATCGAGAAGCGGTAAATACGCCAAAAAGGAAAAGAGGTAACTATGCTGCCGACAAAAGAAAAGTTTGAAGAAATGATAGAGATACTTCAATGTATCATGCGGATTCAGGATTGGGATATAAGCCTACGATTAATCAATGACCATGAGATGCAGGGTATATACGGTAAAAAGTCAGAAGGTTGTAACGTCATGGATAAGCAGAATATGCACTCCGTCATATACCTCAATACAGACTTAATAGATACTAAGACATCAGACTTTGAATCCTTTGGGTGGTACAATGTCCTGATACATGAAATGATGCACATTATACACATAACGCTTGATGATTGGATAGAGGAACACTTATCCAAAGACCACTGGGCAAATTATGAACTAGAGATGGAACGAAACCTTAATAGATTTGCAAGGGTTTTTATATCGGTTTATCCTGCTGAAAGTTTATTGGAAGGGTGTGAGGAAAACGAAGATTCTGATGTTGGACAAGATTCATCAGGATGCACAGAAAGTTATTGAGGATATTGCAGAGTTTGAGTATCTTCAATTCTACGGACTTAATGAAAATGTTTATTCCGCAGTCTATACACAATTGACACCGATTAAAACTAATCTACCAGTTTTTTGCCCCTGTACTTCAGTTGAACACATCAAAGCACCGAAGGTCATTCACCTTGACGATGAGTGGAAAGCAACAGAGGGCAAGAAGATAACCTCTACCGCAGAGCATACATGGTCGCTGATATTGCAGTTGGCGAAAAAAGCACGGTTACAGTTAAAAGACAAGATGATAGGCATTATAGGTTATGGCAGACTGGGTAAGATGATAGGCAAGTATGCGGATGCTTTCGGTATGACAATCTACGACATAGACAGGAAACAAGAGAAAAGTTACGGTATGTTTTACCATGACTACTACGAATACATCTTAGGCAATTCAGACGTTATAACGATAAACATTCCCTTGAAGGGTAATGAAGGGATGTTTGGTAAGGCAGATTTTGAACTGATGAAACCTGGCGCATTGTTGGTGAACACTTCACGGCAGGGCGTTATAAAGGTTGACGAGTTGATACCATTCATTGAAAACGAGTACATCTACTATGCAGACGATTTCCTTAATGATGTGGAAATACCTGGTGCTATCCAGACACCCCATGTCGGGGGGAACTCGAAGGACGCTAGAAGGTTGACTGATATTTATATTGCAGAACAAATGAGAAAGTATTTGGAGGGATTATGTCTAGCAAATATGAATTAGCGGTATTAACAAAGGAGTTTTTTGAATTAAGAGGAAGAGTAGAAAAATTAGAAAGGAAAGTATACGATCTAGAAAATCCAATAAGGTACACTGACCAGAACATCGGTATAAGAGGCAATGAAATATATTTTAATGGGAACGTCTTGGCGTTGAAACCACACCCCGAAATGGTAAACGCAATAAGGTATAAAGAAAATGACAAGGTTGAAAATGCGGAAGTTTCAGGTAATGATATTATTGTTACGATGAAAAGCGGGGACGTATTTCGAGTTATAAATTATTATAATACAAAAAATATCAAAGTGGAGAGGGAAACCGTATGAGTTGTATTCTCTGCGGGTCCACTGATTATGAAGTCATATGGGATAAGATAGAACGAGAGAAGAAGGGGATATTAAGGAGTGTGGTTATCCGTGATAACCTTGGTAACATTCTTAACGGCACTAATGTTATTTGCCGTGGTTGTGGTCTCATATATGTTGTTAATAGAATGGATAGACAGGAACTCATAGACTTTTACGAGAACGATTACAGGAACATATACGGCAAGGCTACGAGTTTTAATGCAAGCATACATCTGCACGCAAGGCACGCTTTGGAATGTATGAAAGACGTTGGCGTGAAACGTGGTGCGAAAGTGCTTGATATCGGATGTGCGGTAGGGACATTTCTGGAGGGTTGCAAAGAGTATGACGCTTTTGGTATAGAACCTAATAAGAAAACCTACGAGATAGCAAGAGAGAATAATTTAGATGTAGCCAATACGACAATAGAGGAATTTAATCCTGCATCCAAGTATGACCTGATAAGTCTGCAAAATACTCTTGAACATTTGTATGATCCCATAAGCGTGATACAAAAAGCAAGAAATATATTGACAGATGACGGACTTTTGTTGATATCCGTACCCAATGTATTAACTTGTGTGCATTGGTTGGCGGTAGATGCTTTCATGTCCTGCGCTCATTTGTTCGCTTTTTCACAATTAACACTTGTCCAACTAATGTTAAAGTGCGGATTCAGGGAACACGCAACCTATACTTACTTTGAGAGCATGGGTGAGAAGCTATATTGTTTCTTTAAAAAGTGTGAACCGCAGACACCACAGTTCATAAAGCCCGATGTTGAGAAATACAAGAGATTTTTAAGCGCGTGGGACGATACAGCAATGGCAAACTACGACATAAAATACCGATTTGATGGACTGAAATCCCCATTAATAAATTTGTGAGGTGAATATGACAAAAATCATAGCCGATGCCTGTTGCAACCATCTAGGCAATAGGCAATTCATGGAAGAAATGATAATCCAAGCTGGTAAAATAGGGATTGATTACATAAAATTCCAAGCATTTAAAGCTGATAATCTTAATAAAAACTGGCCTGACTTTGAAAAATCTTATGATTACTACAAAAAAGTTGAATTACAGAATGATGATTACTCCTTTATCGTGGAAAAGTGCAAGGAAAGTGGGGTTAAACCTCTTTTTACGATATTTTCAAAGGAATTGGCACTGGTTATTGGCGTGTTGGGGTGCGATACAGTTAAAATTGCCTCTCCTGACGCTGATAATGATAGGTTGGTGGATTTTTGCATCCAATATTTTAACCATGTGATAATCAGTACAGGTATGACGGACGATAAAAACATATATAAGTTAAGCCAATACCCTAATGTATCACTTTTATACTGTATATCACGTTATCCTGCGCCCAAAAGCGAAGTTGACTTTGATAAGATGACGCTACTTGGCGGGTTTTCAGACCACACACCTGACATTGAGTGTGCGAAAAAGGCCATAAAACAAGGTGTGGAGTGGTTGGAAAGACATTACACGCTTGGGAAGTATCTTCCTGGCAAAGACCACTTATTCAGTAGCACACCAGACGAATTTAAGGAACTTGTTGATTATCGAAATTATTTAGATAAATGTCAAATTTATAAGATGAGGTGGATGGGGTGATTTGTCATAGGTGTAAGAAGGAATTTAAAGATATTAAAGAATTAAAGGAACATTTAGGGAAAGAACATGAATTGAGGTTGGAAGAATTTGACCCTGATTCCTATATTTATGTGGAAAGTGCTTATGTTAAAGACCGTGATATGTTGATATTGGGGTTTGATAAGGCTAATAAAATTGATGAGAAAGAATTTGAGATTGTTAATTTTATTGTTAAGGCAAAACTTCAAAAAGGTTCTAATAAAATCGTTCAACTCTTTATAGAAAACGCACATATACATTGTGATTTACACTCTTATGAGCAAATCATACAAAAAAAGATGGAGGTAGGTAATGTCAACAAAGAAAGATGTTGAAGCTGTTGTTAAGGAAGTACAGGAAGGTAAGGTTAAGATATCAGACCCCGCAATACCGCCACAGCAATTAAGGGAATCACCCTTGAACACAGAACAGATGAAACGTGCGGTGGGATTTGCACAAAAGCTACCGAAAGAATGGGAAGAAATACTACCCACGAAAAAGTATATTAAACTGCCACGCAAAACCGATAAGGTGGCAATAGTGGGATTTGCTAACTCATGGAACAAAGCACCATATAATGACCCATCGTTTGAGATTTGGGGCATAAACGAACTTTACAAGTATCTGCAATCAATACCTAATGGTAGAGCCGATAGATGGTTCGAGATACACGATATACGGAACTCACCTAGTAAACAGAGGCCGGAACATCAGAAATGGTTAAAGAGTGCTAAGATACCCATTTATACATGGGATCACTATGACGATATGCCAGGAACTGTACCATACCCCAAAGACGATATTCTGAACAAACTGAAAGAAGTAGTACCGTTTGGTTATAGGTATTTTACTAATCAGATTTCATGGATGATAGCTTTGGCATGGTATGAAGGATTCAAAGAGGTACATATCTATGGCGTTAACATGGCAACGGACTCGGAGTATAGTTTCCAAAGGCCATCCGTAGAATCGTGGGTGTTCTTCTTACAGTGCATGGGTATAAAGTATTACCAGCCTCCCGAATGTGACCTATTATCGAATCCTGGAGGCTTACTGTACGGTTTTGAATCCGACAATAAGGCTTGCGTGCTTGTCAAACAGCGTATAACCGATCTAAAGCCAAAGGGTGGTGCATTACATACACAGAGGGCAACGGCAGAGTTTAAGCGTGATGAGATTTACAGACAACTGCGAAACACCGAAGGATATATCACTGGTGCGACAGATGCTCTAAACTCACAATCGCGTGAAGAAGTGGAACGGTTGATAAAACATAAGCATATGGAATTGAATAAACTCGTGCCTACATTCACACAGTTGGATGAAACTATTAAGAATTGCGACATACACACAGCACAAATGCAGGGTGCTTCGGGTGCTTATAGTGATGTACTGAATCATATTTTAAGAGGGCCACAGTGAAGATACTTTTAGCGGTTACGAATCGTGCGCCGTGGGGCAGGATGAAAGCGGTTGCTCAAAAGATAAAAGAGTCACATACCTTGCAGATAATCGCTGCTGGTTCAATGTTATTGGACAAGTATGGTGAGGCTGTTGAGGTAATGGAGAATGAGGGGTTTATCCCCAATGAGAAAATCCATTACAAGGTAGAGGGTGACACTCCCCACATAATGGGGCTGTCAACGGGATTTTTCCTGATAGAGATATGTAATGCTTTGGAACGATTAAAGCCTGATATAGTGATTGCACACGCCGATAGGTATGAACAGATGGCGGTGGCGACAGCAGCCTCTTACATGAATATTCCCCTTGTACATACGCAGGGCGGGGAGGAAACGGGAAGTATTGATGATAAGGTAAGAAACGCTATCACACAACTTGCCGACATACATTTCCCCGCAACAGAAAAGAGTGCCGACAGGATAAGGGCCATGGGTAAAGACAAGGTATATAATGTCGGATGCCCGTCCATAGATTTGATTGCAGGGGTAGACCTGACACACAAGCCCGAAGATATAAACGATTCCCATTTGTATGGTGGTGTGGGTGCTGAAATCGACTTGACAAAGCCGTATATTGTTGTGATGTTTCATCCCAACACAAGAGAATACGGAGAAGGTGAGTTCCAAGCCAATGAGATATTGACTGCGGTGAATAAGTTGGATATCCAGACAGTATGGTTTTGGCCTAACATAGACGCGGGGAATGACGAGATTTCAGGTTATATCAGGAAGATGCGTGAACTGGGGTTGTGTGACAAGATAAGGTTCGTGAAGAATTTACCGCCGTTGAAGTTTTATAAGCTGATAAATAACTGTTCGTTGTTCATAGGTAATTCCAGTTCAGGTATAAGAGAAGGTTCATATCTTGGAGTTCCTTATGTATGCATAGGCACACGACAGGATAAACGAGAACACGGTTTTAATACTGTAAGGGTGGGTTATTCATCAGGCGAGATATTTGATTATGCGGAAAAGATGATAGGCAAGAAACACGCGAGAGATTATACGTTTGGAGATGGTACGGCAGGAGAGAAAATTATCAAGATATTGGAGGAATTATGATACTTGGTATTATACCAGCCCGTGGAGGTTCAAAGGGCATAAAGGACAAGAACATATATCCTTTATGTGGTAAGCCGATGATAGAGTACACAATACAAGCAGCAGAAAAAAGTATGCTTGATGACTGGTTCGTTTTCACTGATAAGTACACTGAATATAAAACATACGGTATCATACGCCCTTCCAAAATGAGTAAGGGTAAGAAGGAAGATATATTCACATGGTTGCCGTATGCGATAGAGCAATATGAACTCATGTTTGACAAGTGTGTGGATGCGATAATGTTATTACAGCCCACAAGCCCGTTACGGACAGTGAACGACATTGACGGGGCTATTGAATGTTTTAATGATAACCAGTTGATAGAGTCCGATAGTTTGTATTCGGGATATTTACTGAGATTGAAAACTAAGGACAAAAGATTCAACAAAGCAACAGACAAAGCACACTTTCAGAGGAATGGTGCGATATTCATAACACGCAGGGATTTACTCAACAAAGGTAAGCTATGGAGCGATAACGTAATCGAATATGTGATGCCATCATACAGGAGTGTTGATGTTGATGACATGGATGACGTTTTCATAGCGGGAAGTATATTGAAAAACGGAGGGCTACATGGTTATAGTTAGTTTAATTTTTTCTACAATAGCATTATGCTTTTGTGTTTTCTTGTTACTGGAGAGGTTGGGTAAGGTGGTAATCGTAGAGAAGAAGGATGATAAGAAATCCCTTTACCGTGACCCGCAGACTGGTATGTTGAACAAGTCCATGACCCCGCCTGAATCAAGGGTTAAAAGATGACCGATATCCGATGTGGAAATTGCGGGAAGAAGTTTGACGAACTAAAGCGAGGGTTAGTGATACACGCACCATCCACCAACATACCCGAAGATTTGAAAGTAGTGGTAATAGAGAAGACTTGTAATAGATGTCATTACTTAAATGTATTAATTTATAAAGCAGAGTAGAGCAGAGTAGAGAGTCCATTAGAGACCGTTTTATTGTTTGATTTCACAAACAATAGGACGGTCTTTTTTTATTATAAGGAGTTGATCGGATGAAAAGAGATAGATCGAAATTTATGACAGAGGATGAAATCAAAGAAGCCGATAATGTCATATCGCAACTTAATTCTAACCGTTATATGGTTCAGGATATCTTTGATGACTGGGATGAGATTGTGGAATATTATTCCAATGAACAGCCAGAGGTCAAGAATGTACCCAACTCCAAAATAAACAGATTCCATGCCAACATAGAAGGTCAGGTTACGGCATTGGTTGAACAGAACCTTGCGATAACTTGTAAAGGGCAGGGGCCGTCTGACAGGGGATTTGCGAATTGGGCGCAGATAGGGCTTGACTGGACGTTGCGTAAGAACAATATCAAAACCAAGCTGACTATACACGAAAGACGCAGGGAGTTGTTTGGTAATGGCGTGTTCGGACTTTCCTTTGACCCTAAAGCGATAAATGGTTTCGGACTTGTCACCATTAATCCGACACCTCTTAATAAGTTATACGTTGATATTAAGATAAAAGATCCTTTAAGGTTCCAGGAAGCGGAATACATCGCTGAAACCATTACGATGAGTAAACAGCAGTTCATTGACAGGTACGGCGAGGAAAAGGCTGAAATGGTCGAGTACGGGAAGTATGTGGATTTTCGTGACGGTGGGATATTCACCGAATTGCAGAACGTGGATGATGAAAACTCATCCGTATTGATTCTGTACTGGTCACGTCAGGATGGTAAGTTGAGGTTAAGAGAGTATTCGGCTTGCGGGGTTCTATTGTATGACTGTCACAAAAAGGGTGGACGTAAGGACAATCAGAAAAAGTCAGAGGAAGAAATCAAGTCTTATTACAACTATGTAAACGACAAGTACCCGTATTTCTATACGATAATGTACCCAGTAGAGGGAAGGTTACAAGGGTTCGGTAATGGTAAGTTGTTGCTTCCATTACAGAAACTTTTAAATGAACTGTACGACAAGATCCGTATAGCTTCAAGACCTAACATAGTTCTTTATGACCCCGACATTATCCAGAGTGACCTATCAGACTTTGACGAGAACTCATTGAACCCACGACCTGCAGACTTAACCTCCGGCAACGGTACACCGATTATATCCGTACCGTGGATGCAAGTACAGCCGGATTGGTGGGCGTTGCTTAAACAGATAGAGGAAGAAATACAACACGTTTCGAGGTTTTCGTCATTGATGCTTGGTATGTCCGGCAAGAGGGGTGACCAGACCGCAACAGAATCAGCAATACAGCAACAGCAGGGACATAACGCCATTGACCATCAAAAGATTTTACTGCAGGAAACACTTGTTGAGTTGTGCCAGTACGCATTGGGGCTGATGATGGATAACTACACATCAGGCAAGGCGTTCAGGCTGGACGAGAACAAAGAAGATTATGAATGGATAGACTTCCGCGACATGACAAAAGTGCCTGTAATGAAACCTGTTACGAGTGCTTACGAAGAACAGTACACGAAAGCTCGTCCTGGTGCGAAGAAACCTAAGTTTGAGCCAGCCATGGGACGAGACGGGAAGCCGCTTACTAAGTCTGTGGATCTGGATATTGAGATAAATATCGGTGCTGGATTGCCAAAGAATAAGGCGTTCTTGTATCAGATGATGGCACAACTGGCACCCGTACAGATAGGCGGGAAACCATTGGTGGAATGGTCAGAAATGAGAGCCTTGATGAAAGATTGGCTGGGGCTTCCATTGAACGATGACCAAGAAGCACAGTTGAAAATGATGGTACAGCAGTATCAACAGCAACCACAACAGTCACAGCCACCTAGTAATCCGTTGGTTAATGCCAACAATCCGAGTGGTGGGCTAATCCAGCAACAGGGGATGGTGGGTGGCTGATGGCATCAGTAGCAGAACATAACAAGCTAATGGCTATCATATTCGGCAACTCAAAACACTTCAATCATGTTATGAGTAACGAGGAAATCAGAACCATGACAATGTTGGAGAACTCTTGCCCCTTGACAAGGCAACCTGTTTGCGGAAGGTGTGAACAGTTGGGATTATGGCACAAGGGAGATTTTGGAGAGCCGGTATGTGTATGTAAGAAGTGCGGGAGTATTACAAAGAATCCCGTGACTTATGCAGCTTATCTAGCAAGTAATTTGGATATAGACCCTACGGGGATGACAGCAAGAGAGGCATTAAGGCATAGACGAAGGTTGGTTGATAATTATGTTCCTGATTACGGGAATTAAGAAGGAGGTCGGAAATGCTTTTAGTTTTCTACACTACCGGCAGTTATGCGGTAAAAGACGATAAAGGCAACATCGTTGAGGTAAAAACGCTTGACAGGAATTATCGACAGGAAGATTGCAAAACAAAACAGGTATGGATGGCAGACGAGTACGAGGAATTGAAGGGTGATTTGGGCGGTAATGTCCAGATGGTTTATGAATTGGAGGACAGCCCGATTATCTTACTTGTGAACACGAAGAAAGGTTTTTTTGTTTATGCTACGGCAATAAAACAAGATGACGCACAAGAGTACCTTTCCTCATTACCCGCTTCTACGTTGCGGAATCTTACAGCCCTGTACGGGATGAAAAAGTACCCCGCAACAGTTTCCAAGCCTGAAATAATTAAAGAATTTCTGAAACAAGTTTGGGATATTGATGTCGTCAAGGATAGACGGTAAAACCTAAGTTTTCCCTCACTTTTAACTAAAGTGTTGATATTTCGGGGTACGCCCGTAAAAACGGAGGATCAAATGGAAGAAGAAATCAAAACCAATGAAGAAATCGTAACAACAGAAACGGAAGAAATAAAGGAAGAACAGCCCGAAACCAAAGAGGAACAGCCTAAGAAAAACTCAATCAAAGATGATCTGTTGAAAGAACGCAGAAAACGGCAGGAGCTAGAAAAAAGAGTAAAAGAGTATGAAAGCAAACTCTACGAGAGCGAGTACCAGTCCGAGAAGATGCAACTTAAACAGTCATTCGTTGATGATGGGTTTGACGAGGTTGTGGCAGAAAAGCTGGCAGCACGGGAAGCAAAGACCACGAATGAGATTAAAAAGCTAAGTGAGATTGTTTCCAACATATACAATCCTGTAAAAGATGAAATAAAGGAACTTGCCAAGTCTGACGAGTTCTTTTCCGATGCCATGGCGTATGAACAGGATATAGCTGCCAAGATGAAGCAACTGAATTGTGGTGCCGAGGAAGCGTACATAGTTTTACGCGGACGTGAGCGCACAAGAGAGATAAGGGAAAACCTTGAAGTCAGGGCGCAGTATGAGAAAAGCGAGAAGGAAGAAAAGGCTTTACCACAATCAGCAGCAGGGAAGAGTAAAGAACTTTACCCCTTGACTGATGATGAAAAGGCTTCTCTCAAACTGCTACAACGGTTGAAACCCAAAGAGGGTTGGACTGTTGAGAAGTATTGGAAAAACAAAAACAGATAGGAGTTGATAATTATGTGGAAAATCGTTAATGGGGCGCAGGAAAATCCCGTAAGGAAAATGATTGCGTCCAGCACAGCGAGCATATACACCACTGACGTTGGTAAACTCGTATTTGAATCGTCTGGTCGTGCAAGATTGGTGACAATCGGCACTTCCACGGGTTCAACCGAGCCTTTGGGTTCAACGAGTGGTGGACTTGCCGGTATTGTAGCTGTTATGCCGGCAAATGCAACAGCAGATTCAACAGCGATAGTTTATGTACAGCCTCTTACTCCATATGACGTATGTGAGGGTAATTATACCACAGCATCGTCTGATGGCGCAGGAGCGATGGCGAGTGACTGGGTGACAACGACAAACCTTGGGCTGGTGTTCAAGTTTGTTGCACAGGAATGTTCATCTGGTTCTACTTATGCCTCAACCGCAGGGTCGACTTGGGTACAGGATTGGATTACTGCTTCAACGGCAAGTGTTTCTGGTTCTACCCTTGGTGCGTTCATTTTGACTGATTTCTCAACGGTCAATAAAACAGTGCGTGGTACATTCGCCCCGAACTTGTTCAGAGGGCTTGTGACTACCTAATCGGAAGGAGTGAAAGATTATGGCATATACAGTAACCTCAGATATTGCTAGAAGTGTAGCCGACCAACAGAAAGACTACTTCTACAATAACTATGAAGCATACCCCCTTGAATACCCTATGATAAGCACGGAGTATGAAGGGGTAAAAGAAACGGAAACATTTGACACGATGGGTAACCTTTCTGCCGCGTACACAAAGACAGAGGGTATGCCTCTGACTTACGGTTCGGTCAGGGAGGCGTACCAGACCTCCGTTAAGTCTGTAACAAGAGGTAACGGATTCTCTATCACGCAGGAGGCTATGAAGTTCGACCTTAATAAGTGTCTTGACCCCGCAAGGGCGAAGGAACTTGCAAGAACCATGAGGGACTTGGAAGAGGAAACATTGATAGCGCATTTTGACAATGCCTTTACGACTAACCTCGCAACAGGCGTACCCAAATGCTCGAACAGTGTTCCTTGTAAAGATGCTCCTGGAACAACCAATGACACATTGGCAACAGCTTCATCCTTGACAGATCCTGACAACCACAAATCCATGATACAGATGTTTGCACAGTTCAAAAATCATCAGGGTAAGCCCATGCCCTCAAAAGCGACTGATGGCTTGACACATTACTTGAATCAGTTCGACATTGAGGAAGTTTACGAATCCGACAAGAAAGCCGGGCTGACTGTAAACACAAAGAACGTCCTGCCATCAGCAAGGATAAATTGGCATTATTCACATCGTTTGAATGATACCAACGCTTGGTTCATGTGGGATAACTCATTCGTCCATGCGATATTCGTATGGTGGATGAAAACGCAGTTCACTGATGAGATTGACTTCGACACGAAGAATCTCAAATTGGCTGCAATCGCTATGCACAATTCCTGTATGATTCCTAACGTCGGATTTGCGGGGAATCAGGGCGCTTGATGTAGCTAACTAAATAAGGGCGGTTAAATAATCGCCCTTTTATTATGCTTTGAATCGAGGTGAAAAAAATGAAAATAGAACAACGTGAGGGCATTTACATCAATGGTACGACTAATGGCAGTACGGACTTGACTGTACTAGACTCCACGGGTGCGTTGTACGGCAATGGTATCTATGCGCGTTCCGGTTCGACTGCGGTACAGGTGGCGAGTTCTACGGGACTAACCTATAACCAAGGTGTACCTATTGCGTATGTCGAAACCGTTGCGGTAACGTCTGCTGGTGCAAGCCCTTCAACGGTAACGCCGTATGGTTTGACCTATTGCGTGCCTAACACAACGGGCGGTGACTTCTCAACGTCAGCAAGGACTATTGTAGTGGGTGCGCCTATTCCAGGTGTACCAAAAGTGATACGTTGGGGCTCTACTGGTGCCTCTGCTAATACGCTGTGGGTTGACTTAACAACTAATTGCGGAGTAATGGATTCGACTGGTGGTTCAAGCCACCGCTATATATCATTCTCCACACTAGGGACACAGCCACAGACATTGAACCTACTGGGTATTTCAACATCAGTATGGATGGTAACAAGTGTTGATTCGACCATACCGGGCTTTGAAAATGCTGCGGGTGGTATACACGCGGAAGCAGCCGTCGAATCGTCTGGTTAATAAAATTGGGGCGGGAAGTACAACCGCCCCTTTATCTTTATGAAAGAAGGTGACTTACAATGTATAGACCGCCACAGCAATTCTTTTTATCGACATCAGGCGTACAGCAGTCCACAATATCAAGGGTGTCTATTCGGTTGTCGAGTGATTCCACCACCGCCAGTAAAACGGGTGTGAATGTGGACTATGCAAACTCTACAGCACAAAAAGCGGCAAAATATGAATATCAGGCTATGTTTTACAACCCTTCCACTATGCCGTTTACTTGCAATATTTACACGGAGGAAATAGGTCTTTCCACGGGTTCGACACAGGACTATGAACTGTTGACTTCCGTAACTGTTCCAGGTTCAACTGAAACTGGGTTAGGCAGGACTATAAAAAATGTGCATGGTATCTTTAACGGTGCGGATGCGAGATTTCAGTTTGTCAATAACACTTGTGGTTCGTCTGATTCTACCAGTGTATTAATCGTAATGGCTCTAAAAGGTTTATATGAGGGGTGATACTATGTCTTTAAAGTCTATTAAGGAAAATTCCATAGTGTCGCCGATACAGAGTGCGATAGTGTCACCCCTTTGGGGGTTGCCTTATGGCTCCGGAACTGATACAAATGCACAGACAATCACTTTGCCCGCCACCATTGTACAAGGGGCAGTAAATATTGTTGTAAAGGGTGAAACAGAGACAAACATTGTCCTTAATGGCAACTTTGCCAATGGGGATAGTTGGGCACCAACAGCGGGCGCGGAAAGCGTTGCTAGTAATACTTATACTCTTACAGGTGATGGTTCACAGGCATATGCTTACTTAGGACAAGATACAAATACTGCTGTTGTGGTAGGAGCGCAAATATATGTAAGATGTTCCGCTAGGGTTACAAATGCTAATTGCACAAGTATAAAAATATTAATAGATGGTTCTACGGCTGGGACGGAAACAGTATTAGCAACGCAATTAACGCCGACAGCTAATACATGGTATACCGTATCGGGTATATTAGCTACTCCTGCTGATTTTACAGGAAATTACAGGATAAATATTTATGAATACTATGCTGATGCTGCCACTCAAAACGGAAAGGTATTGGAAGTTAAAAGCGTTATCGGGATAAATCTTACAGGTAAATTCGGGGCAGGAAGTGAGCCTGTTGCTGCCACTTGTGATTTGCGTTACAACCATTGGTTTGACGGTATAAAATCATCCGGTGCAGCAGGGTTGATGATACGGACAAAAGATTCAGGTGGTTCAGTACAATCCGTTGGTTATGTAGCTTCTTCTACATATGGACTTACATCTGTCGGAAGTGTACAGGATCAGGTTAGTATCACGGATGGGGAAAAGACGCAGAAAAATAGTGGAGTGTTTAATCTTGATGGTAGTTATGCTTGGGCTTTTGATACGGACACAACAGGGTTTAAGCGTGTAAAAACACCAGCCTTTACCAATTACACTAACTATACAGCTAATTGCTGGAAGTATGATGGGAAGCCCCTTATAAATCAAGGAAGTCAGGGGCAAATTTCCGCTTCTACGGCCGACCGTTTTCTGCTTTGGAGTGATGGCAGGGTTTATGTAGACATAGGCGATTCTGATTCTGGTTGGCTTGAAGCATGGGTTCCCGGCACTTCTTTTACAGGGATGACTTGGACGGGGTTAATACAAGCCTATTTTTATGGCTGGAAGCTTACAACGGCAAATACTAATGTAGCAAGTTGCGTGTGGACAGGGATCACAAGCGGAACGGTAAAAAACGCAGGGGCAGGGGATTACGCCTTTGTAATTGCGAATCAGGATGTTGGATTTACGCCATACAAATTGAATTATCAGCTTTCCGTACCGGTAAAAACACTTGTATCAAAATATGATATGCAAGGGTTTCAATCTGGTACGATCGAGGTATTATTAACAGACGGTTCTACGCTAGATTCCAACACGACAACACCCACGATAGAGTATAAAACATTAGTTTAATTAAGGAGTGGTCTAAATGTCAACTGATATAGGTGGTTTGACAACTCAAATAGATGCAAGATTACCTAATGGGGTTAGTCATGCACAAAAAGTAAATTATTTCAACACGGTTATCAAGAAAATATACCGTGATGTACCAATGGAAAGCGTATATCAGTTTGTGGCCTCATCATCCATGTTATATGATATGTCTACTAATTGGCGCATAGACAAGACTAACCGCGTATTGGTGAGCAATGCGACAGCCACTACCGACATAACTTCCACCACACTATGGGAGGAATATAAGTATGCAGGGTTTGACGATGAGCTCATAGAGAATCAATACTACACTCCGAATGAACATTTCCAGACCACCGATGCGATAGTATCATCCTCACAGATAGGGCTTTATCCTGAATCAACTGAATTGAGGGTGGCAAGGGTGTACTATGACAGAATACCCGCCACGATTGGTACGGCTTCTTCCGACAGCACAACCATACCTGATATCGAGGAAGAATATTATGAACTGCTTTTACTTGGCACTTTGGAGTTGGTGGCAAAGTCAGGGAACGCACCTGATGTAGAACTTGCCAACAATTATTATGCGGATTACAGGGACGAGAGAAAACGTGTCAGGATGGATAAGGCATTGCGGAAGGAAAGGAAACGCGACTTTGGATGGGACTGGAGGGATTGGTAAATGGCTTACTGGAAACCTATGAAATATGAAATTGAACCAGTTATAAATACATTCGGCAACGGTGTTAATTCCTATCTTACGCCATTTACTATTGAGGATGGGGAATTGACGGACGGACTCAATATGTCCTGCGACAGCTATCCCGCTATCCAGACAAGAGCAGATAGGGCGAGATATACCACGGTGTTTGAAAATGCAGCTAATGGTATAGGCAGATATAAAAAAGCCCTCGCACTTCTTGCGGATGGAGTAACATGGAGATGTTGGACGGGTGCGTTTCTAACAACAATGTCAAATTTGGTATCGAGTACGGAAGCAGCCTTTGACGAACTCGTTACGGGTACGGCAAGATATGCTATTATGATGAACAGTTCACAAAGGATGTACTGGGATGGTGGGGTTGCTACAACCGCCTTAACAATATCCGACACTAACCTTCCCTATACGAAAATATTTACTGTTCATAAGGGCAGGGTATACGCAGTAAGTAATAATAGTTTGCATTTTTCAGCTTTAAATGATTTAACGGATTGGACTACTATTGACGATGCAGGTTCGATAACCTTATCTAATATGTACGGTTTTGCTAGCGCGATATGTGCGTACAACGATTCGGTCATAATATTTTCCGATGGTTCAATGCAAGAATTGAGAGGTTCGGGCCCTGCAAATTATGAACTGATCGAGATATCAAAAGATATCGGGTGTGTGAATTTCAAGTCCGTATGTGAAGCACAAGGGCTTTTGTTTTGGGTGGATTATTCAGGGGTTTATGTTTTTGATGGTAGTGTGCCGGTTTTAATCTCACAAAAAGTACAAAAATGGATAGATGGCATAAATGATTTTTCCTTATGTTGTATGGGTTATAAGGACGACAAGATTTATATAGGTATTCCTTATAAATCGACAGCAAACAATATGGTTCTTGTCTACAATATTACCAAGGGAATTTGGGATGCACCACAGGACGGAAACTTTAATCGTTTAGTCAATATCAATGGATTGCTTTACGGGACACATTCCACTACGGGCGTTATATGGAACATGGAATCTACCGCACGAACAGGGAACGATAATTCTACCGCTATACCATGGAGTTTTGAAACCAAAGCGTACAATGACAATGAAATAGAAGGTAAAAAGACTTTGCGTGATATGTACATCGTGCATGACGGTAGCAGTACCGCAACCATGGCTATTGATTACACGACTAATGCTTTGTCTACGACTTATTCTACTCTCGTACCTTCAACAGATATAACATTAGACAGCGAAGCAGAAGTACATCGTACCGTTATACCGACAGAAAAGATTTCTAATGCGGATTGGTACAAGATGAAGTTTTCTGGTACAGGTAAGGTAAGGATACATTCATTAAAGAAAAATGTTAGGGTGAAAAAATAATGGAAACCTTTAGACCATTAAAGAAAGTTGAAGATACATTAAAGCTATGGGCTAGACAGTTGAATTATCAACTCACTCACTTATTTGCGGTGACAAGCTATACGCCTACTTTGACATGGACTACAGGTACACCCGCAACTAATGTATCGTATAAATTCCAATATCAGGTTATAGGTAAGCTATGTTTTGTCACGGGTTATTATACCGCGGATGATGGTAATGGTGCAACAGCCTTGACAATAACAACACCCTATACGCAGAAAAGTTATAGCGGTGAATACTTGCAATCTTTTTCAGCACATCAGTTAGTAGACACGACTTGGAGTAATCCACTGGCTTATCTTGATGACAATGACGGCTTAATAAAGTTTAACAGTTTTACTACTTGCACAGATAACACAAGCGTAAAAATCCTTGTATCGGGTTTTTATGAAATTAATTAGGAGTTGATGGGTATGGCAGTTTTAGGCAAAGGTTCACAAGGCGATCAAGTAAAAAACCTACAAATACAATTATCCAATGCAGGATTTGACCCTGGCCCGATAGATGGTGTTTTCGGTGATATGACTGGGGCAGCCGTTGGCTCATTCCAACAGGCCAATAACCTGACAGTGGACGGGGTTGTCGGGCCACAAACCATGGGCGCGCTTGCTTCTTATCCGTCTACTTTAAGTCCGATGCCATCTCCACAGATACCCTCAATGGGGGTTGTTTCTGCTGCTCCTATAACTCCAGGCGCACCGCCAATGGCAACGGGGTTAGTGCAACAGCCGACTATAACGCCGACACCACCATCAGTGGGATTAACAGGTATGCCAGCGGTAACTCCAGGCACACCGCCACCTGCAATAGGTATATCGAAACCATCTCCAATAGGACCTCCAACACCACCCTCTATGGGATTAGTTAATATGCCCATAACAACTCCTGCGCCCCCACCCGCAGTAGTACAGCAGCCGACAACGCTTTCACAGCCCAATACACTTATGGCGGGTTCTCAACCTTTGACACAGGGACAGTCACTCGTCAATAATAATGTTATCAATAAAAGTTTAACCACTGTTCCGGAACAAGCACAGGCTAATATGGGACAGCCGATGACACAAGGTATGTCGCAGGGTGTATCACAAGGCACTTCTTTACCCGCGTTCAATCCTCCTAATATGGGGGATTATCAATCACCTTATGCGGGACAGATACAGCAGATACTTGATGACATGATGAATACACCGGCTTATCAGTCACCATTCGCAGCACAGATTCAGCAATTAGTGGATAAGGTGGTGAATAGGTCGTTCAGTTACGATGCTTCTACGGACGAGGCTTTCCAGCAGGACAGTAAGGTACTTGCCAAGCAAGTCATGGAACTGATGAACTCACGAGGCATCTTGAACTCTACAATAACAGAGAATCAGATACAGCAGGGTATAGCTGAATTACTGCCGAGATACCGTGAAATGGCATATTCAAGGTATTTGGATGAGGGCAATCAATTAATGCAACAGGCCAATTTCCTTCTTGGATTGGACGAGTCCGGCTACAACAGATACATGGACGAGTACACCAAGAAACAGAATATGGCCTCTTTTATCATGCAGATGGATGATTCACAGTACGCACGTTACAGGGATGCGAGAGACTTCGCATATCAGCAGTATCAAGACCAGTACAACGCCGCGATAAATGAAATCAACTTTGAGCGTGAAAAGGTTCAGGACGCATGGGAGAGGACACGACAGTTGGGATTTGTAGATCAAGAATCCAGTTTGATACTTGGTATTCCTGCAGGGACATTGAGCAAGGATGCAAGAGAGGCAAAGGAGCAAAGGGCTCAAGAGTTGGAAGATAGAAAAGCAGCATGGGATATGGAAAACTCCATGCAACAGAAAGCCTTTGAGTTGGACAAGGAAATGGCATTGTTCCGTGAAAGGTTAAATCAACAATCACAGGGTACGCCTACACAGTTAAAGAATTACAATGACTTAGTTGCGGAGTACACTGCTAATCCTGATACGGTATATAGCTTTTTGCAGTATGTCATAAGCAATCCTGGACGGTATACTGAAACACTAGGCGAACCATTGTATAACAAACTTATTGAGACATTGGCAACTGTTTCAGACTTGAATAATACGGGTGCCAGTGTAGATGCGGTGTATAAGGAAGCCGCTAACCGTCAAAGTAATATAGATGATGAAGCCGCGGTTGCCTACATAGTGAATTCGGGGTTATCTGAACCAGATCAATTAACAGTAATCAACAGGCTCAATATAGACTTAGATAGTTTGTGAGGTGTTGTAAATGGCTAATACTTTAGAAAAGTTAAAGAAATATACAAACACTTTCAGCAATAAGGTTACAACTCCCACTAATACTCTTGACACATTGAAGTCATATAGGGAAAGAACGAAATTAACTCAATCTAAGTCCAGTATTTACAATCCTAATTGGGGCGAAGAATTTATGCCCATATATCAGGATGATACTTTCCTTGCTAAAATCGGGAAGGGATTGCTGGACTATGGTGTGGGTTCAGTAGTGAGGGCATTTGAAGCACCAGGGGAAGCCTTGGCATGGATTTCAAAGAATGTCGTTAATCTTGCCGAAGGGAAACCGATTGACAAAAGCAGGAGCAAACCCATTGAATTATTACCTAACGAGGCGAAAGCCGGACTTCAAAAATTATCAGAAAAGAATCCTGTTATCGGAACTGCGGTTCAAGCCATTATAAGTGGTGCCATAGATCCTGCGACTTATGTCGGTGGGATGGGTGTATTGGATGACCTTGCAAGGGCGGGAACTGTTGGTAAATCTGCAACACTTGGCACAACAGAAAATCTTTTGATGAGTGCTAAGTCAGGGCAACGTGCATTAAAGGGGTTGCCAAAACCTAAAACTGTATTACCCACAATAGACAAAGAACCCTTACTTCCTGGTCAAATGATGGGCGGGGACGTAGGTATTAAAGTACCAAAGACTATGTTGCCGAAGTTGAAATCTCCAGGGCCAAAGGCGGGGGTTGAAAAAGCACGTTACTTAAAGTCAAATAAAATAAAACTAGATGAGGGTTTGTTGGTTGGCGATGTAAATAATCCAATAGAAATACCAAAGACAACATTACCTAAAATGGGAAAAGTTAGTCCGCGTTCTGGTTATGAGGTTGCACGTTCTGTTATGCCTGATGTAATGAAACAACAGGAAGTGGATGACATTATTAAATCAGCGCAATCGTGGAAAGATAAACCTAAACTGTTTCTGAAACGTGAAACTATGCCACGAAACTTTGAGGACATAATGGGTGCTGATGCACCAAGGATGAAGAAAAAGTTTTTAGACCCTATCACAACAAATGAAACAAAACGTGTTCAGTTCTTAAAGATGGAACGTAAAGCCATAAAGGACTTAGGCATAAAGCCGCGCAGTAAGGAATCTGAATTACTGCAAAAGTGGGGAGAAGGGCAGATAAATTTCTATGAAATGAAAGCAGCTGCCCCCGATTCGTGGAAAAAGATTTCTCATGCCAATAAAGTATTAAGACAAAAATATGACTCTTATCTTGAATCTATCAATAATGTGCTTACGAAAAACGGGTATGATCCCATACCGAAACGTGAAGATTATTTTAAGCATTTTACAGAGGTTTCAAGTGTGGTTGAGAGATTCGGCATTCCTATGAAAGGGAATAAATTACCGACAGATATAAACGGATTGACTTCCACTTTCAGACCAGGCAAGAATTTCTTTTCTAGTGCGTTAAAGCGAATGACTAATGTAACTGACTTTGATGCCATAACAGGTATTGATAAATATTTGGATGGTGCAAGTAAGCTGATTTACCATACGGATAACATTCAGCGATTGCGGGATTTGGATAAAACCTTGCGCGCAGGCTTTAAGGGAACAGACCAATTAAGTAACTTTGTTTCAGAACTTACAGAGTATACAAACTTATTGGCAGGGAAGAAAGCCATGATAGACCGTGCTGCAGAGGATGTTGTTGGTAGGGGGATTTATGGTGTAGTCAATAGGTTGAAATCACAAGTTGCCTCTAACATGATAGGTGCAAATATATCTTCCGCATTGACAAACTACATCCCATTGACACAGGCACTTGCCACAACAGATAAACCCTCATTTTTCCGTGGGATGGTAGAAACTATTGCAAATGCTTTTGTCAAGGACGGGTTCGTTGAGAAATCGGGATTTCTTGTAAGGCGTATCGGTTCAGATCCTTTATCAATAAAGCTATGGGATAAGATTGCGAAAAAAGCAGGATGGTTATTCCAAAGTGTAGATAACTTCACTTCACAAACCATAGTAAGAGGAAAGTACCATGAGGGTATCAAGAAGGGTTTAAGTGAACTGGATGCGATAAAGTATGCTGATGACTGGGCCGCCAGAATCATAGCGGATAGAAGTGTAGGGCAAGTACCGACATTGTTTAAAAGCGATACTTTGGGATTATTGACACAATTCCAATTAGAGGTGAATAATCAGTTAAGTTTCATCTTCAAGGATATCCCGCGAAATTTCCAAGGTTCTTCAATGGCCTCTGCAATAGGTCAAGTGTTTATTTATAGTTTCTTGTTTAATAGTATCTATGAGAAATTGGCGGGACGCAGACCGGCAATAGACCCCATAGGTGTTATTGTTGATTCTTACAATGATTATACAAATCCCGAATTATCAACAGGACAAGCAACGATGAATTTCACAGACCGTGTTTTAGATCAGCTTCCCTTTACATCAACATTAACAGGTGGTGGTAGGATTCCGTTGCCACAAGCTATCCCTGATGTATTTGGTATAGTGGGTGGTACTGCGGATGCAGGGAAGGAGTTTATGAAACCTGTTACTTATCTTTTACCACCAACGGGTGGGTCGCAGGTTGCCAAAACCGTAAAAGGTGTTACTGCTCTTTCCAAGGGTGGAGTAACTTCACAAACCGAAGAAGGGGAAACATTGAAGTATCCTGTTGATGCAAATGCGGGGAACATAGCGAGGGGTATTGCGTTTGGCCCGTCTGCTTTCCCTGAAACACAAGAATACTACGTCAACCGAAGGAGGCCGTTATCAGTTAGCCAGACAGAGAAGGTGAGAAGGTCAAAGAATCCAGAGGAAACATATAATCGGCTGATGATAGAACGGCGCATAGGAACACTTGAAGATAAAATCAAAAAGGCGCAGAAAAACGATACATTATCAGCAAAAGCCAAGAAAAGACGAATAGAGGATTTGAGAAAACAGATTAAGAGATTGCGAGAAGAATTATGAGAGAAGCCGAAGGAAGGACATTCCAACGGCTTCTTTAATGCCCCTCCCTTTATAGTGGAACCGAGGGAGGGTAAGTAAAGTATACCCCTTCCACAAGATTTTTTCAAGGGAGGAAAAAATTATGGATAACGCAATAAGTAAATTCGAGGTCGAAATTCTTGAAAGGGTAACACGAATCGAAACTAAAATCGACAGTTACAACAATCTCCGAGAAAAACTAGACCGTACTTCAAGTAGGACTGATATTTGCACGGAAAACATAGAAGGGTTAAGAAGGAACATCAATAAGGCCGTCTGGCTGTCAGTTGGTGCATTATTCACTACAACGGGTGCTGTTGTGGCAGGAGTTATTCTAGGATTGTTCAATAAGCTAATCGGAGGTTGATATTCATGAAGTACATTTTATCGCTGTTAAAAGCGTGCCTCAATAACACTTGTTCGCTGAATAAAGTGTGTCCAGAATGTGGCACAAGGTTGATACCTCAAGGTGGATGTTATATTTGCCCGAATTGTTTTTATTCCCCATGTCAATAAACAAAGGAGAAAATGAGTGGAAAAGGAAACTGCGGTACTTGTAATAAGCGATATACATATAGGCAAGAAAACATCATCATATAATACGGAAGTCGCAGAAACAAGACACAGCAATCTTATACACAATACCCTTAAAGTAGTGGACATCATACGGAAAAGCTACACCATAGAGGACTTACATATTTTCGATCTTGGCGATCACATAGACAATGACAATATTTACAAGACACATCCACACCATACAGACCAACAGGCACGATACGGACGGGAACAATGTATAAAGGCCGTGGAACTGTTTGAGCCGTTTTTATTGATGGGTACAAAATACTTTGACCACATATATGTCCATGGCGTAAGGGGCAATCACGGCAGGGTGACTAACTTTACCCACGAGGGTAATAACTGGGACTTAGTATTTTATGACGAAATGAAACTTGCCATGCGAGGCAATGAGAGGGTTACATTCAACATATCGGAGGAATTTTATGAGATAGTTGAAATAATGGGATGGAAGAACCTTCTCTATCACGGGGCAGGAATCAAGATGTATCAGAACATACCCTGGTATGGTGCGGTACAAAGGGTCATGCGGTGGGAGCAATCCTTGAAAGACACTTTTAATAATGTATTCATGGGACATTTTCATATCACAGGTGATATGCCGTGGAGGTCAACGAACATATTTTTCAATGGCACCATGGGCGATAATGATGATTTTTGTTTGGAATATCTCGGTATGGATGGTTGCCAGACATATTGGTTATTCGGTATCCATCCAGAGCAGGGTATAACGTGGAGATACAAAATAAACCTGTTAAATTAAGAGGGGGTAAAATTACCCTACCCTACCCCGAAAAGTGGCTAGAATCGAATCGTAGAGCCTCACAGATACGAACAGATGTTTGATATAATTAAAGTGGAGGGACACTATGCCAACATCATCATTTAACAAAGAATTTATAATAAAGAATCCTGAAACGCTTATAAGGGCGATTGAGAAATCAATGGCATATCCATGTACAGGCTGTACGGAACGGTGGCACGCCGAGAGTCATTGTAACTGTTATGAATTTTGCGATAAGTACAGGGCGTGGAAAGAGGTGAATAAAGATGAAAATAGTGATTGATCCCGGACATGGAGGAACTGAACCCGGCGCAATAGCGAATGGGTATAAGGAAAAAGATATAAACCTTCCACTATCTTTAAAGGTAAAAGACTTATTAAAGGATTACTGCGAAGTCATAATGACAAGGACAAGCGATATAGATATGTCATTGTCTGCTAGAGCGAAAGTAGCAAAAGACAATAACGCAGACTTGTTACTATCCTTACATCATAATGCTTATGATGGTAAGGCGAATGGGTGTGAGGCTATATATAGTATCAAGGCAACGGAGGATTGTAAGCACCTTGCAGATGCGCTTGTAAAAGGCATGGTATCAGAAATAGGCGTTATATATCGCAGGATATTCAGCAAGGAAAGTACGACTATTGCAGGGCAGGATTGGTATGGAATACCGCGTTATAGCTTGCCCGTACAGTCAATCATCTTAGAATCATTTTTCATGGATCACAAGGGTGATTTTGGCAAAATGAATTTAAACAAGCAGGCATATGCAATCGCTAATGTTATAAAAAATCATTATAAATTGGGAGTGAATGCTATGAACCCTATAATGGGTAAATCACAGGCTACCGCAGAACAGATGAACACTTTCATTAAGCGAGTCAATCCCAATGCACCTGATAATCTTGGACAAATGTACATTGAAGAAGGAGAAACCGAAGGTGTACGGGGTGATATTGCCTTTGCACAGGCGTTAAAGGAAACCAACTATTGGCGGTTTACAGGTGATGCAAAAATAGAATGGAACAATCCCGCCGGTTTAGGTGTTGATAGTTCAGAAAAAATCATCGGATATACGCCAGATGGACAACCGATAAAAGAGCATAATGGTAATAAGTTTCCCGATTGGCGTACGGGTATAAGGGCGCAGATACAGCACTTAAAGGGGTATGCTACAAAAGAACCACTTAATCAACCTTGTGTAGATCAAAGATGGGGCGAACTTATTAAGAAAAAACTTATTGGTGCTGCACCCAACTGGGAACAGCTTAACGGTAAATGGGCTTATCCTGGAACTACATACGGTCAAGATATTATCAAGATATGGAAGCAGATACTTGAAGTGCCTATAATTGAGATTGACTATAAGGCAATAGCTGAACAGCTACAAAAGGATAATAAACTTAAAGACGAGCAGATAAGCCTTATGGCAAAAGACCTTACGGCTGTATCAGATAAATACAATAGTTTAAAGGCAGGGATTAAAGTATTAGTAGAAAAATATTGAAAGGAGATTGTCATGGAACAGAACAGATTAAGGTCATGGGTAGTATGGACATCTATTGTTGCGCAGATAATATCACTCGGTCAGATAACTGGCTTATGGGCTAGTCTTGGCGTTGATGCTGGTATGATAGGTGATGTTGCAGCAGGAGTACTACAAATGCTTGTGATATTCGGTATACTTAACAACCCGACAAAACCAGACGGATTCTAAAAGTAAAGCCCCCTTAATCGGGGGCTTTTTTACTATTCGATCTCTTCTACGCCGATAATATGTCGTTTGATTTTCAGTAAGTCAAGTACATTTATGCTTCCGTCCTGATTAACGTCTGCGTTGTCTAGGTTGATCGTTACATCTTTGCCGAGTATATAGTCCTTTAGACACTGTATGTCTGCCTCGTCTATCAATCCATCATTGGTGACATCACCGAACATTGGGGCAGAAGCACACGCAGAAACCATGAGAGTGAATAACAATGCCAATACAATAACCTTTTTTACCATAATAATACTCTCCCTTCATTTATATTATACCTTATTTTCCCTATATGTCAATTTTCAATAAAAGTCAAGGGGCTAACTGCGCCCCTCATATAATATCCACGGCCCGAACCACACAGACAAATAATATCGTGTACGCCCGAACATCTTTATCATCTGTTTTCTGTACTCTTTTTTCTTGGTGTGCCTTGCTTGCTCTTTCTTCTTAATTTGTGGATTCATTGCCTTTATGGCTGTTTTAACTAAAAGTGTTTTTGCTATGTGTAGCATAGGTTTTATCCCCTTCGTGTGATATATTTTTGCTTAAAAAGCCTACTTTAATAAGCGTACAAGCTGGCTCACATTATCAAGGGAAACATTTGCAATGCCATACATCAGCAACATTCCCACCCCAGCTAACGCATATGGAAGTATACCACCACTACTTTGTAATTTGCCGTTGTTAGAATATATGTAAGTCCGTGAAAATGATATGTTTACTGATAAGTATTTATTGCCTGAATTGCTGACTATAAGATTGTTGGGTTTGACAAGTTCATTCATATATATACCCTCCTACTTTAATATATTCTCTATCCCCTTCATATCCAGTCCTATCACCTTAAACACTAACCCTGTATGCGGTATGGTAACTTCCCTATCTGTTATTATCAGCACTCTCGGCTTGCACCCAAATATCGGTATAAAGTCCATGGTGTACTTGTCAAAATCGAACTTGTTATTAAGATGTATCTCCACTATCACAGGGAATACTATTTCATGATCTCTGATGTAGCATAGGGCATCCGGTCTGATATGCTCGAAGGTGTATTCGTTATGCCATTCCAAAACGTCAAATTTGGCACTTAAATGCGTATATATTTCTGTTCTAATCAGATCGTGATGAATTTGTACCGGCTTTTTTCCTATGTAATACGCATGACAATTATTGATCGTGCTGACCGTCTTTTTTATCAAGCCATCCCTTACCAACTTAGCAAGCCGTGTCATACAGTAACGGTACGAATGAGGGTAAAATAATCTTTGTAACTGACCTGATGTTACAATGTGAAAATCCTCTATGAAGTTTAATATACTCTGATCCTTCTCGGTAATCATTTTTCCACATACGGGTTGATACATTTTGCCCTTAACTCCTTCATCTTTTCTATTCTCTCCTGCTTGATTTCTTCCGCAGTCCTAAAGGCATCCTGTTTCTTCAACAACTTCCGTATCTTTGACGATTCAATGTAGTTTAACTGGAACTCTTTCAACTCACCGCAGTACTTGACAAGGAACCGTCCAGGATTCTTAATTTCCTCCGCACCTGGCATATCGAGTATGACTTCGCTATCAACTTGACTGACTGTTTTCCCTGCTATTCTGACCGGCATATTGGCTTTGATACTTCCTGCTATGATCTTCACATCCGGCCTTTGCATGGCACATATGAAATGTATACCTACCTTCCTTGACATACTTATCATGGTGCGAAACTTCTCCATCAAGTACTCATAATTTGATTCAGCCAGTCGGGAAAATTCGTCAATGATAACTACCTTATACGGCATAGGGGTGAACCTTTTATTCCATGCCTCCAAGCTATCAATATAAACCTTGTTCTTTACGCTGCGGAATAATTTAAGACGGCGTTCATTTTCTGCTGATAAGTCTTGCATGAGCATTTCAAAGTCTTTCGGGGTTTCGCCATAAGACTTGACCTTTCGGCAATCCTCATACTTGCCGAGGCCGACCGCCTGAAAGTCTATTAAGTGTAAGTCCACGTTATACTCACCAAGTAACAGGGATAACACTATGGTATCAAGCAAGGAGGACTTCCCTGATCCCGTTTCCCCTGCGATTATCACATGGGGACAATCAGTAATGTCAAGAAAGAATTTCCCTTCCCGTGACTGACCTATCAGGATGTTCAGTTGTTTAGATTCACTTAATAACTCAAACGAATAATCATATTTCAAGTTATTGTCCAAAAGTTTAATAACCAATTCCTTATTAAAGGAAAACTCGATTTTCTTATTTATGGCTTGCTCGATTTCCTGCTGATGCCTTTCAAAGTCTTTCTGACATATCCCATTAGGCATATGTACTATAAGGTTATTGCCCTGCTTGCGTATAACAAGAGGTATCTGTTTCGCCTTATTCTCCAATCCACACATTCTAAACACCTTCTCATACTTGCTCTCATGGTTAATAACCTCTAAGGCTAATCCTCTACCAACAATCCACCACGGGGAGAGGGGTAAAGCCATCCCCACCGAGGTAAGCACCGAACCACAGGCGAGTGCTGCCCCAGCCAACCCCAAACCCAAACCAACCCACTTCATCACCACACCCCCATTAACTTGCTTTTTATAAAACCTTATAAAATAACATATTTAAAGCCGTATAGCCAATCAGTAATATGACTATACTTTGAACCATACTTTGAACTAGAAATTGAATATATCCTTCTTTTCTTTCTTCTTCTCCATGTCGGCCTTGATTAATTCCTTTATATATGCACTCGCGCAGAACTTTGTTTTGACATGATCATATAACTCTTTGTCTTTTTTTCGTCTAAACGATACAGGTATTCTTAACTCCACAGCGATCGCCCCACCTTCTCAAATCCGTAAGCATTGGCAAATATTGAATCAGGTATCAACACAGCTTGCGGAATCTTGGCTTTAATAGCCTGAAATAATAGCTGACCGCCACCACCAATGACTAGGACATTGTGTGTCCGTATGGGATATTCCACCCGTAGCTGACTGACGAGGGTATCAATGTACGACTTGAATATGCCCTTGTCTACATCTTGTTTCTCCCCGTCAATCGTCAAGCCGTGTTGCAATATCCTTCCTGCATCCTCTGGACGTAAATCAAGCCCCGTGCTGTTGAGCGACTTGATAAAGTCATGGTAAAGGTTTAGCGTTCCCATCGGCAAGGAGAATGAATTACCCACCTTGATTCTATCCCCCATTTCCACCTCCGCAATATCCGTTGTGCGACCGCCAATGTCAATGACAATGCCGGAGAAGTCAGAGCCGATTACCGCCGCAAATCCTTCGGGATATACCGCCACATCATCAATGATGACCTTGCGAGGGACATTGTTGATTGATACATGGTTTACTTTGGTGCTTATTAGAGTTGAACGGAGAGCGTCTTTGTCAAGTTTATACTGTGACAGGGGTAAACCCACCACCACTTTCACAGGTTCATCGGTACTTTTGGCTACCGCATACAAAAACAAGGTACGCAATCCCCTTTTGCTGACCTTCCTGTACTCCGTGTCATATGTACCCTCACCGATGTACCATAGTCCTTCATCTGTTGCAATCATTTCAGACCTCAACAGTCCTGCTATCCGCGAACATTTTGACTCAAATATGTACCCTTTTGATGTTTTTGTCATACAGTTTCCGATGTCTATGCCTAGAATCATATTCAATTTCACCTCTATATAATCGTTTATAATCTAATATATTCGGATAAAGCCTAAATGTTTACACTTTTATCGAATATACTGAAATTTTAAAGGAAATGATATACAATTCTCGTATGAGGATTGAGATATCTTACTTACCTTTAATAGGGTTAATGGTGAAATACGGCATTAAAAATTATGAAGTCACTCAGGCAACAGGCTTGTCGGCCGATGTTCTTGCACGCATAAAAAAGGGTAAGCCAATGATGTTAGAGTCATTGGCCATAATTGCAGAATACTTAAGCAAACGCATCGGCAGAGAATTAAAGCCAAACGACCTGATACAGTTTATATACCACTAGACCCATGAAATAATTCAATATTCCTATTGCGGTTTAATATATTCGGGTTTATAATAATAATATACAAAATCTTCCGCTTCCGGAGGCCCGAATATGAAAAGGAAAGAAATTGAAACCGAAATCAATATACTTATGACAAAGTTATCGGATAAGAATATTGAGAGGTTACTGGCCTCTGCCAAGGGATTGATCAAGAATCAGAAAAACTTACAAACTTCTAACAAAATGGCTTGAAAGTCACTATTCATTGAGAGATGCGCTTGAATGGCATTCAAGAGGTAAGGGGTTCGATCCCCCTCATCTCCACCAAAAATAAAAGACATGAAACCCGTTTATATCAATAGCTAAGCGGGTTTTTTCATGTCTTAAATTATCAATAGGGTATTTATAATAAATCATAGGAAGTCGATTAAACTTGTTTCTACTTCTAACAAACTTCTAACAAATTCATATTTGGGATATGGCTTTTTTAAGACCTTCAATATCAGTATGGGTATAGGTGTCTGCCGTGAACGAATATTTCGTATGTCCGAGGATCCTCTGGATAGAAAATGTATCGGCTCCGGCCTTTGCCATTAAGGAAGCAAATGTATGACGGCAACAATGAGGATTGAGTTTCCGTATACCAAGTCTTTCAAGTCCCGGGTAGTAGTATTTCGCTCTATATGCTTTATCGGTAATGGCTTGTCCCTTGTCGTTGCAGATAAGATAATTACCGCCGTAATTGTACCACTTCCGCACATATTCGATTATTTTCGGGTGGATAGGTATTATACGTCCCTTCCCGGCCTCTGTCTTATTGCCTCCAATAATGTACTGTTCATCAAGGTGGACATCGAATCGGGTGATCCCCAGGAATTCATTTATCCTCATGCCAAGATGTATCAGCATCAGGATCGTATCGGTCCAGCATTTGTCATTGTCAAACATCTTCTTGATTTCAGGGTCGGTAAAGGCCTGCTTTTCTTCTTTTATGGATTTCGGCAGCCTCACGAAAGAGGCGTAATTCTTATTTATGATATCATTCTGCATGGCGTATTCGCATAACATATAAGCCACCACTTTTATTTTTTCAAGCGATGACCGGCTCATATTTTTATTGCTGTCGATTATGGATTGGTAGTGATTGGTCCGCAGTATCTGATATAGGGTCCCGGCATATTTTGAAAGATGTTTCCACCCTGCCCGATAACAATCTGCGGTTTGTCTCGAGATGTATTCGTATTTAGAATCGGACCATTCCTTGTAAAGTTCTCCGAGCGTTATATTTTCTTTGGGGATCGGATTTGATTTGTATTCAACTAATTTTTGCAGGGCTATTTCGCTTGACTTATAATAGCCTATGGTCTTATAAAGCTGACGCCCATTCTGTGAGCAGCCTATCGGGCATCTGGCGATCCATGGGTTGCGACGTGTTCCCTTCAGCTTGTAAACAGTTCCAAATCCATTTGGTAGCCGAATAATGTATCACTCCCCGACATTTTTTATAAATTGCGTAATGATCGCCCTTTGGCTATCGCTTAATCTTATAAATTCGATAATGAGCTTCTTTTCAGATTCGGTAAGTTTGTCAATTTTTTCTGATACAAGTTCCAATAATCGAAGGTCAGACTTGTCGAACATTTCTCCCGTACCGTTCACAAGCCATTCTTCACTGACATTGAAAGACCCGCAGATCAATTTTATATTCCGCTTGTCTATGGTGACCGTCTTACCGTTCTCAATGTCCGAAAGGGACGGTTGAGTAACGCCTATTTTATCAGCGAATTCAACCTGGCTTATTTTAAGATGCTTTCTTAATTGATGAATTCTTTTGTTTATGCTCATATTTTTTAACTATAACCTCCCAAGCGTATTATAACAAAATAAGTATAGCTTGTCTATAAAAAACTATTGACAATATAGGTAGCATATACTAAAATATAGACAAGATATATATTTTATGCAATACGGGGGTCATTTATGCAGAAAGTTTTAACAGTTGAGGAAGTCGAAGAGTTCATAAACAATTTCAGGAAGCTAAGTGCAGACAAACAGTTAATCGTAATCGGTCTGACAAAAGGATTGACGATGTCAAATGAGATAGAGGCTTCAGATGCAGAAGTATGACGATCTTCTGGACAAGCATCCATTAACAATGCCAGTAAAGGATGCAGCGGAGATTATGGGGGTAACACCAAGATTTCTACAGGTAGCATTGCAACAGGAGAGGTTTCCTTTTGGTATAGGGGTTGAGATGGGCAGATGGGCGTTTTATATCAATACATATAGGTTTGTCCAGTATATGAAGGGTCAATTATAAGGAGGGTTACAAATGAACGAATTGATTAAGGTCAATTTCAACAATGATAAGCAGACAGTATCAGCGAGAGAATTACATGAGAAGTTGGGTATAAGAGAAAGGTTTTCAGCATGGTTTGAAAGATGTCAAAAAACTTTGAATTTAGTTGAAGGAAATGACTACTGTAGGACAACCTACACTAACAACAACAACCAAGAATTCAACGATTACGTCCTGCCTATTGATATTGCAAAACACATCTGTATGTTATCGGGTGGGGAAAATGCTTATGCTATTCGTCAATATTTCATCGAGATTGAAAAGGCGTGGAACTCTCCTGAGGCTGTAATGGCAAGAGCATTGAAGATGGCAGATTGTAAAATATCTACACTTCAAAATGAAGTCAAGGCACTGCAACCCAAGGCCGTTGAATTTGATAAATTTATGTCTGCTGAAAATCTGCAGACTATGAATGAGGTGGCAAAGTGTCTTAATATAGGCCGTAATAATTTATTTTCTCTCCTACGCGCCAAAAAAATATTGATGGCGAATAATCAACCCTATCAATCCCATATTCAAGCAAAACACTTTGAAGTCAAGGAGAAGCCTATTTCAATGGGTGATAAGTCTATCAATTATGTACAGACATTTGTAACACCCCTTGGAATGACATATATAAGCAACCTGCTTAAAAAGGAGGCTTGTCGATGATACGGCAAATGCTTGAGAAGTATCTTGGAACAATGTCCGATGATCTATTTAAGACCATCTGCGAGATGGCAACAGATGATATCAAGGCTAACCGTATATTGTACGGGAAAACAACGACCATGCACCAGATCAAGATGATTGGCATATCAGCGTATGGCGCGTTAAGGAGGCTGTGATGGACGAAATAAGATATATACCATTAAAAATAGGGAGGGTGTTATGAAGGCTTACAAAGGGTACAAGAAAGGCTTAACGTGTCAAGGGTTTCAATATGCAGAAGGAGAGACATACGAGCAGGCAGAGAAACCATCCTGCTGTGATCATGGTTTCCACTTCTGCGACAATCCGCTTGACGTACTTGATTACTACGATTTATGCGACAGCGATTTTACCGAAGTTGAGGTTTTAGGCGATGTAGACAGACAAGTGGATGGTGACAGCAAGGGTGCAACTAACAAAATTAAGATTGGCGCAAAAATGGACTTGAAAGGGTTTATTAAGACGAGTTTTGATTTTTTGTGGGAGAGTTGCAAAAAGAAAGACAAGTCTGACGCGTCACAGCTTGCATCCTCTGGCGACAGGTCACAGCTTGCATCCTCTGGCGACAGGTCAAAGCTTGCATCCTCTGGCGACAGGTCACAGCTTGCATCCTCTGGCTATGGGTCAAAGCTTGCATCCTCTGGCGACAGGTCACAGCTTGCAT